TTGAACGCGGCGTTGCGGCCTTTGTCGTAGAGCGATTTTATGTCTGAGGCGTAGCCCTTACCCAGGGTGCGAAGGTTGCTACCGATGTTCTGCCCAGTAGCTGCAACATTAGCAGCGTTCTTGGCGGCACCTGCCCAGTTGCCACGGGCGACGTTACCGATGGCAAAACCTGTCTGCAGAGCGGGTTCAATGGTCTGGCGAGCGGCTGTGCGCATACCCGACCTCGGGTGAAGAAATGCTGTTCCGACAATGGCGGCACCTGTGAGTGCGGCCGCGCCGGCAGCGAGTTTCACAGGTTTGTTCCAGGACGCACGGCATTTGTGGTCCTTAGGGATACAGGCATTGCCGCACGGCTTTGAGTTGGGGCCGCAGTTAAGTTTCTTATTTCCGATGAAGGCGTCAGCTCGTACTGAACTGGAGGTGAGAGTCATGGGTCAGACAGCGAGTTGCCCGGGCTCGGGGGAGAAGCCAGCGGCGTAGATGGAATCGCCCCTGCGGCGAGCTGCGCGGCGGCGAGCGGGTGATTTGGGGACCATTGTTTTTAGCTCTGATAAGCTTTCTTTTGCTGCCTGGCGTGCAAGCCCTCGTGTTGTTTTTGCCTGCATGATATTAAAGTAAGAACGCTGTTGCATGAGTGGATTATTTGGGAACATTTCATTAGAGTTTTTAGCTGATTTAAGCGCGGCTACCAGCGTATCGTTACCTTTAGCTTTAAGACGCTTGATCTTATTTAACGCTAATCCCGCAGAACGTTTGCGTTGACTACGGATGTCTAGCCCCGCTCCCAGTAGAGCTGCACCTCCAATAGCAGCACCAGCTAGAAGTGCTTTTTTGGCACCTGAGTTGCGGAATTTATTACCCTTCTTGGGCTCCACTCGCTGCGCCGTGCCTTTGGTGCACTTTTCGCCCTCGGAGATGGAGCCTTTGCCGCATTTGAGGTCTAGGCGCTCGGCGGCGTCGAGGCGGGCGCGGATGTAGGCGGTGCTGCGATCCTGAATGCCGAGCTCGCAGGCATCGAGGTACTCGAGGGGGGTCAGCGAATCGCGGCGTTTGCGCATGTAGCTGCAGTTGCCGTCGCACTTGCTCTTCTTCCCGCATGCGCACTCGGCATCCATGGGCTTTTTGCCGTACATGCCGCCGTCTTTGGCGGGCTTGGTGTGCTTGGCGCCCTTGGCGCTGCGCTTGCGGCTGTGCTGCTGGCCCTCCATGTCCATTTCTTCCTCTTCCTCCTCTTCTTCAGGCTCGGAGGCTTCGGGGTTGCGGGAGCGTGCGGCCATGGCGCGGCCTTCGCGGATACCTTTTTCGTAGGCGGAGGACTTGGCGGGCATGGCGTAGGGCCCCGGGGTGCTGATGCAGTCAGCGTAGCTACCCTCTGTTGTGTGGTTACAAACCAGGATCAGCAGGTTGAGGAGCGAACTGTTCAAACACCGCGGCTTTGTTGAGATCAGCGGGTCCCATAGTTGCAACTTTGGAAACTTCTTCGCGGTGACGGCGAGGCATAGCGGCGTAGTCGGGGTCGATGGAAGCGATCTCGGGGTCCCACGGGGCTAGGTAGCACCTACAGCGTGGGTGACAGGGTGCGTTTGTACTAGCCCGCTTATAGAGCCGGCCGGCCCGGGCGTTGCAGATCGGGCAGGTGCGGTCGTCGCTCGTGGCGTACCACATGACGAGGTCGATTCCGTTGGCGGCGTAGTACTGGTTGCTGGCTGTGTTGTAGGCGCGCAGTGATTCTGTGCGGGCGATCACGTCAGCGCGGGACTTCACCACGCCGAGGCGGAGCCTCAGGTCCTTTGTGATCGCGTCCGTGGGGCGGCCTTCTGCGACGCCTTGAGCGACGAGCTCGGTGGCGGTGGTGGCGAACTGCTCGCCGTGGCGGCGGAGGTATCCGCGAGCCTGGGCTGCAGCGGAGACCGTCGCTTCGATCGGGATGGAGACGTTGATGCGCTGGCGGCTGGGGGCGATGTCCTGCAGGAGCTGCCTGGCGACGGTGAGGCCGCGGCCTTCGGCGGTGCGGAGCAGAGAGCGCAGCACTCGGTCGTAGGCGTCGGTGCGGTCGGGCCGAAATGCCGGCACGAGCTGGCGGAACTCCTGCAGCAGGGCGACGTTACGGTCGGCCGCGGGCTTGCCGCTGCGGATCTGGATGCGGGTGCGGCGAACCAGCCGGTTGAAGCTGCTGTCGAGGATACGGTTGAGTTGGGCGATGGTGACGTCCTCGGTGAGGCGGAGGGCGTCGTTGTAGCGCTCAAGCAGCTGCATTGGTGCCTCTACTAGCTTTCAGGGTCGTTAGCGATTACACCAGAGAGCACCATGAGCCACCGTTTAGCGGCTGAAACGGCTTCAATATCAGACATTTCAGGCTTAATTACGTCGCTGGGATCTATCAATCCTACTGCGTCGCTCTCGGGAGAGTCTTTTCTCAGATTTTTGTTGCGCAGCACCATTGCTGAGTAGCCAGAGTCGTTACCTCTAGGATTCTTACTGTCTAACCACTTAGCGACTTTATGGATTCTGGCTCCTTGTACTGTCTCTGGAACATAGTCCGGGCTCCATTTCACGACTTCGCCTAAGCCTTTGTAAACACCACGAATGGTTATTTTACCTACTTGAGACAGCCGTGCGGATTGAGTAGATCGTGTGTTACCACTGACTATCATGCGAGCCCAACTTTCGCAGTTAGCATTGAACACGTCATAGTCTAGTGTTTTACCCTTCAAAGCCTCAACGCGAGATGCAATCTGGGCCGGAGTGTACGTGCTTTTAGGCTGCTTACCTGAAGGGGCGCGTTCAAAAACAACACCGCTGGCGAATTTTCTATCAGCGTTTAGGCCCGCTTGCGTCACCGAAACACTCCCTGATTTAGCGGTTAGTCCTTCTGCCGCCACTTGAGCGAACAAATGAACACCGTTTTTCTTACCCATATAAACAGCAAAGTGGGCTGTAGGTTCGTTTTTAGTGCGGTTAAACACAAGATCGCCTGTTTTCCACCCCTCAGCTTTAACTTTACTATCATAGTACTTACCTAATGCTGCTTGCACCCCTTTTGGGTCCGTTTTTGAAAAAGTGTCAGACATAAAAGGTTTGATAGCTGTCCTGACGCTAGGCGTAGTCCCCATGCCCATACCACTACTTAGTTGGTAAGCGTCGTTTGCTGCTGCGATAGCTACAGCTCCCACAGTTCCAATAGCGAGAGCTGCAGCTATCTGCTTGCCTTTAAGCGATTTTTTACCATCATGTTCGTGATCTTTCTCTTTCTTTGGCTCACCAGTCGGACCCTCACCTTTCGTGCACTTATGCGCCTTGGGGATGTGCGAGGCGCCGCAAGGCTTTCCCAGGCGCTTGCCCTCCTTAAAATCGACGCGCTTCTGTGATCGCAATGCTCCTATAAGGCTCACAACTTCTCGTTTGTTCATCTTGCGGAATTCGCCTCGGGTTTTAGTGGCCCATAAGTGGGTAGAGACATCTCCAATGGGCTGGAAACCGTACTTTTTGTATATGCTAGCTCGCTTGTTTCCTAGTCCATCTTTACCAAACGCTTCGGCGGTTACAAAGCTGTTGTCTGGTATGTATGCCATTTGTTTATCGAACATTGTTCTGACTTTTCTCGCTACGCCTAGTGCTTGCTTACGATCTTGCTTTGTCTGTCTGTGCTCTAGGTCTACTGAAAAATCAACCACGTAGCGTCCTACAGTTTCACCACCACCATAATCGATCGTGTTATTGGGGTGAGTTCGGAACATGACGAGTGCGTCGCCTACATTGCTGATACTTACGATGTCTCCGCTTTTCATGCTAAAGGTGGCCATATTGTTAGTGTTGTCTATATCGATAATCTTGCTACCTTTAGACATAACCATGACCCCTGCTACCGCAGTCTTCGTACGGCCGACCAAATTGCGAGCAGATTGTTGAAACCGAGGCGGGACTCTGGACAATCCCTCTTGAACTTGCTCACTTGAAAGGCCTCGGATTGCACCTACCGCTAGTATTCGACGATTACGAACGGCAGCGGCTGCTCCTGCAGTGAGACCAGCTACTAGCGCAGCCTTGGCAATAGCCTTTACACGCGCATCAGTATTAGCGGTCTCGG